CGGTGCAGGTGGCCAAGCTGCGCAGCGACAACCGCTGGCGTATGGCCGCTAAGCTCAACCCTGACGCCTACGGCGACAAGGCTGCGGAGATCAACATCAACCTGGGCGACATCGCCCTTGACGCACTACGCAAGCGCGTCATAGTCGACGTGTCGGATGTCAAGCCTGTACACGGGCTTGACGATGAGTCGTAACCAAGGATAAAGCCTGACAGGGTTTACCCTTGCCAGCCCTGCCAGCCCGCCAGCCAGCCGCCGGCGCCCCCCCCCGTCGAGCCGCGTCGGCGGGGCGGCGTTTACGTAGGCCAACACACCTAAAAAATTTTTTTTACAAAATATGCAAAAAAGACTTGTCAGACCCGTCAGGCTCATATACATTTAAGTCTTCAACAACAGGAGATAGCAAAATGACAACATACGCATACATGAGGGTGAGCACGCTGGAGCAGGTGGACGGCACCAGCTTGAGCAACCAGAAGCGGGAGTGCAAGGGGCTGGCCATGACGGGTGGGCTGTACATCGAGACGTACATCGAGGACAAAGGGGTGTCTGGCGCCACCAGCTTCTTTGACCGCATGACAGCGCACAACGTGACGCTAAAGGCTGGCGACGTGGTCATCGTGGCCAAACTGGACCGGTTCAGCCGCGACGCAGCTGATGCGCTCAACACGATTAAGGTGTTGAAGGGTCAGGGTGTGCGGTTGATTATCAATGGCCACGGCGACGTGACCGACGACACCAACATCATGGCCAGGTTGATCTTGGAGGTGATGGCGGTGTTCGCCGGGCACGAGCGGCGTGTGATTAAGTCTAGGCAGAAGGATGGCCAGGCTGCAAAAAAGGCGAGGGGTGGGCACATCGGTGGGTCCGCGCCGTTTGGGTATAGGGTTGAGGGCAAGGGCCACAAGGCAGAGCTGGTGAAGGATGACGTCCAGCAGGCGGCATTGTTGGACGTTATTGCTTGGCACGGTGAAAAGATGAGCCTTCGGGGCATCAGCGCGCAGGTGAAAGTTAAGCACGGGGTGGTGGTGTCGCACGAGTCTGTGCGCCGAGCCATTGCTGACAATGCGTAAGAGGAGCAGCTACAGGCCCAAGGGCATGGTGTACGACACCATGGGGTATGTCATTGAGAGTCTGACTCCAGTGGCGGCGCACGGGTCTGTGCTTATTGACTTGAAGCTCAAGAACCATGCAGCGTTGGCCACGACGACCCAGGGCAAGGCCGACCGCAAGACCATCGACGTGCTGATCGCCGCTTTAAACATGACGGAGACGCTGTACAAGAAGGGCTTTGGTGACGTTGAGGAGCACGGCCCACTGGTTAAGGCTGGCATGCAGGCGTTGCGCTCGCTTGGTGCGCGTGGCGCGGACACTGGGAAGTTCATCATGAGGTCGGATGAGATGGCGGCGCTGAACGAGGCGATGGAGCTGCACGACGCGCAGCTGGAGGTGATAACGGTGAAGGACATGGAGAATGCCCTACACCATATCTACGAGACCATTAAACACAAACGTGCCACACCTATTGTGGCTAAGGAGATAAACACATGACACAAGAAGAGATGATGGCAGACGGTACACAGTACTGCTGCTACTGCGGGTGCGAGAAGGTGCGGTTTCAATGCTGCGGAGAGAACCACTTCCAGACCTTCGCTCAGATGTCTGCCGAGGAGCAGGACGAGTTCTTGGACAACGAGCCTTGGGTTGGGCTAACGGCTGATGAGATATGGAGTGTTTACAAGCAAGTGGACTCAATGCAATATGTAGAATTTGCACACGCCATTGAATCCAAACTCAAGGAGAAGAACACATGACCCGCGATGACATTATTCGCATGGCAAAAAAGGCGGAGCTTCAATGCTACATGAATCTAACAGAACACAGCTTGGCTATTGAGGACTTGGAGCATTTTGCCGCCCTTGTCAGGGACGACTACAGTTACAAGCCTTGGGTCGGGCTAACACCAGAAGACTACGACTCAATGCGTCTCCGTGTGCCGGACATCGTCAATGACTTTTCGTTTGCTGATGTTGCAGCAATTGTTGAAGCTAGATTAAAGGAGAAGAACACATGACAAGTGATGAAATAATTAAATTGGTTCAAGACAACGGACTGACCTTGCATGGGGACATTGAACACTTTGCCGCCCTTGTCAGGGACGACTACAGTTACAAGCACGCCTCGTTGTGGCTCACGCGCATAGACGAGGCGGTAAAGGCCGAGCGTGAGGCATGTGCTGAGGCGGCTGGTCCTGAAGATTCGTATCGGGATGAGTGGTTTAACGCTAAAGCCGACTCAGTAAAACGTATTCTCGCAAGGAGTAACACATGAGCGGCGATCAAGACAAGCGGATAGAAAAGGCCGCAGAACACCTCGGGTCTGGCGCATTGAAGATGATAAAAGCAATTCTTATAAAGCACGATGCGGCAATTATTGAAGCCAGCCAGGAAGCAATTGAAGCGGCAGTTTTGGCAGAGCGTGAGGAAATCGCATCGGAGTTTGAGAAGCTCCACGAAAGCGTTAGGCACTTAAACAACTACTGGTTACATGCCGCAAAATATGTCAGGGCAAGAGGCAGTGCTTAAGCTACTACTGGCCGTGTTGATGCTACCAACATCAGTAATGGCCGTGCCGTACAGCAAGCAGGCAAAATGCTTGGCTGACAATCTGCACTACGAGGCAAGAGGAGAGAGTTTGGCTGGCATCAGAGCTGTGGCCTCGGTGGTCTTAAACAGAGTCGCCAGTAAGCGCTGGCCAAACTCAATCTGCAGGGTTGTTTATCAAAGCAAACAGTTTAGCTGGGCCAACGATTACAGAGCGCGGAACCCCAAGCTGGTCGCGTACACAGAGAAGGTGCAACGGGTCGTGGCCAGGGCAATCGCAGGTAGGTTGAAGGACAACACACGAAAGTCAACGCACTACCATACCCTGGCCGTTTACCCCAAGTGGGCGGGCAGACTTGAGATGACAGAGGTCATTGGTTTTCACGTTTTTTATAAATACCACAGGAGAAAGACATGAGCGCAGAAAAAGAAATTAGAAGAACCAACGCATGGCTACAACGGCGAGTTAGGGCAAGTCAAATACCGGTTGACGCAGAGCCATACATCGACTATCAGTATCAAAAGCCGCAGCGCTGGCGTACTGTTTTGGTTGATTTGGCGGTTGCGGCGGCGGTTCTGTTTGCCGTTGGACTTATCACTTACGGGCTAATCACCCTCAACCTGTGGCTTGCAACATGAAAGAGCCAGCCCCCAACGGGTTTGTAATACCCAAAGTTTTTTTGGCCAACGACCCAGCGTTTAGGCGTTCAAATGCCAGCGCTGCTGGCGGCAGGACCAGAGCGGACAATATGGCGGACGAGTTAAAAAAATCGTTCCTGCTACACATAAAAGACAACAGCAAGGTAAAAAGAAAATGACAACACACGGCAACATCCCATCTTCACGCTACAACGGCGACTTCCACTCAACCTTGGACATGGGCCAGACCAAGACAGCCGTCAGACTCGGCGCTGAGGACGCACTACCGCTGCCATCACGCGTCGGGAATTATCTCAAGTATCCAGACGGCAGAATTGAGAAAATTGAATCCGGCGTCAAAACCGCACCAAAATTATGGGGCAACCTATGAGCCAGACCACCCAGGCGCGGGAGGTGTTCCAGCAGTGGGTTGAGCGCTACAGGGACAAGCCTGCGCTGTTTGTCCAGGAAGTGCTGGGCGTGGACCCGGACGTGTGGCAGATTGATTTTTTGAACGCCATCGCACGAGGTGACAGGCGAATATCAGTTAGGTCTGGCCACGGCGTTGGCAAGTCAACCGCGAGCAGCTGGGCGATGCTGTGGTTTTTTATGACCCGGTCGCCTGTCAAGGTGGTGGTCACGGCGCCGACGTCCGCCCAGCTGTTTGACGCGTTGTTTGCCGAGCTAAAGCGCTGGGTCAATGAGCTGCCAAAGCCCTTGCAGGCGATGGTCACCGTGAAGCAGGACCGCATTGTTTTTAATTCCGCACCTGACGAGATGTTTA